CCGCCAGAGGTAGTTGCTGCACCACCACCACCACCACCACCACCACCACCACCTGACCCATGGAAACCCGGACTTAAAAACGGGGAAGGACATATAGTCGGTCGTCCGAATATTATTCAATGTATTGGCCCCACGTATTTAGGAGGTAACGACACACGTAACGACACATACATGACATCAGCTGGAACAAACTACTTGTCGAGATGCGATAGTGGTGACAAAGTAAAATGGGGATACACTCGTGTTAATTGTGACCCTTTTAAAAACACAGACTCACCTTTATACAATCCAACTATAGGAAGGGGGAAGGGGGAATGTTAGCGGGGAACCCAGGTCTTCAGAATCGGCTCACGCCGATGCAAGTCCAGCTGCACATACTAACTAACCCCGCGTTGTTTCCTGAATGTGTTTGGTGAGAAATATACCAGAACAAAATTCCTGAAAAAGTTTTTGTTCTGGAATCGCCAAGGCGATTCTGAAGACCGATGGCCATTGCTGACCCATATAATTTTAAAGTTGAATATATTTTTTTGTCGTTATAAAAAAATGTCGGACAATGACTATTGGACTGCTTTATTTCTCGTGTTTCTTGCTTTCCTTTTCATGTTCGTAAGCTTTTACAACATTCGAAACATTTCCGATGCAGTGTATGAGGGGTTGTCGACCCAAAATAAAATTTACCCGTAATGTACAGTAGATGACGCAGCGTTCCGAACGCATCGTGTTGGCCTATACGCCCGACGATTTGTATTACATTGCCGACGTTTCCAATGTGCCACGCCCGAGTGACTGTTCCAAAAACTTTGCAACTCTGAGTCCGTACCAACAACAATTGTGTTTGAACCAAAACCAGGCTGTCCGCATTTTAGAACGTCAGAAAGTCCATGCGGTCATGGAGAAGAAAATGAACGACGCCCACAGCAAATATTACAACGAAGTCTTGAAATCCTTCAATTTAGGCATTGGCATCCTGGCCATAATTTCCTTTTTATACTATAGCCAGGCACCGCCGATTGCTGCACCATCGTCGTCGTCTTCATCATCATCGTCATGAGTCCAGCCCCTCTGAACCTGACGCAACCCAAAAGCATGTTTGCCGAGGACAATCTTCTTTCGGATAAATTGAACGATTTTCAGAACCGATATGCGCGATACATTCGTTGTCAAGACAATGCGACGGCAGACACGGCGAATCCAAGTTGTAGTCCTTCGGACAGTTTTGTAAACGTACAACGTTCGTATCAATCGTTACTGACAACAATGCAGGACATGGACCACATGCTGACCACCCAGCCGCGGGATGGAACAACCCCTGAAAAAAGCGCGGAACACGGAGACGAAATTTTGCAAACGTACCAAGCGATTCGCGAGCAACGGAAGCAGTTGGACTTGATGCTGCAACGTCTGTATAGTGAAAAACAATCGAGTCCGGAGACATCCGCGGAACAACTGAAACAGTCCATGTTTGCCAACACGTTGTGGGTCATTCTCGCCTCATGTTTGGTGTGGTACGCCGTGGTCGAAATGAATTGACTGACATAAATAGAGACCTGGGACCTGGTTTCCCCCGCTCCATGTTTGTTATGTGAAGAAAATCTCTTCTCACAACAGAGTAACCAACACCGCCGCACGTTCCATGTCTTCCAATCCGGACTTTTCCACGTTTCAATACACGGAATTGAGTCATCCTCCGCTGGAATCGACGAATATGTATACCAACAAGCGGGTAAATCAATTTGTGACGGACTATACAAACTATAAAAATACTGAACTCCAAGGATCAGGGAGCGATTCGAGTTTATTTGCGTATTACCATTTCATAGTATCCCCCAAGGCCATAGAAGCCACGAATTTAGGCGCCTTACACTCGTCCCTTTTCTTGTTCGACAACTCGACCAACTGTTTGCTGCAACCGTATGCTTCTGAAACAGGGGCCCCGGAGCTCAATACACCGGATGCACACAAATTGAATTTGATGAAAGAATACAATGCCTATTTGTTGGACCTACAAGAGAGGATACCACTCCGACCGTTTGTCTCATCGAACGTCAGCATTGACGTGTCGAATTTGACTCAGCTTCAAGTCGCCAATCCTATGGCGTTGGACCAGTTTGTCGACAAGTTTTACCCAGCACCAAAAGTCGTCGGCAATCGGGGAGATTATGCTGTCGAAATACTGGCCTATTTTCAATTTCCTTCGTCGGGAACGTATACCCTGACCTTTGCCATCGACACCGCCGATGACATTTCCATGTTCCTGGTGTGGGTCGGTGACGGGGCTTTGTTGGAATATACGGCCTCCAATGCCACCCTCACCGTGTTGCGCAAAGAAGTGCAATTTTCCGTATCCAATCGACGTAATATTCCGATGCGCATTCAATACTATTGTTCACCCAAGGCTGTCTCTTCGATGAATATGATTGCAACACGGAAATCGGAAGAAGAGGTGTTGAAGCTGATGACAGTGAAACAAACCGACACGAATGCCCTGGTGGCACCCGCATGGTTCTCCGCTCCCAAAAACAAAGATGGGCTGTACCTCCCCCTGTACCCTCCTCTGTATGTTGCCTTTACCATCGATTCTTATGGATACGCGGCTGGAAAATTCAGATGTTTTTCCAATTTTACGTGGATGAAAACCAAAAACGAGGGACACTTGTCCAAATTTTATGTGACGTTTATGCGGAATCGACGAGACATGTTTGCCCGAAAATACGATCAGGATCCAGATGGTATCCAAGAAATAGGCCAACTGCCGCCGCCCTTGGCCGGAGGAGACACCACGTATTATTCGGTAGACAATCCCTCCAACACCTCAACGTCCTTAAAGTTGCCCAATAGTTTTGCACTCTACCGTTTGTCCGTCGATGGTCGCATGGACAAAACCTATCAAATTCAAACGAAACCTTCCTCCTCGGGTCAATACGAAATGACGCAAATTGATGACACACTGTTAAAGTTCTCGCCCGTATCCGCGTATAAGGATTTTCCCGGATACTTTCCGTTGGATATTAAAAATGCAAACGCACTCACCGCGGAACAGTGCAAAGTCAAATGCAACGAGGCGCCCAACTGTTCCTATTACTATTCCTATACCACAAATGGCGGCAATGCATCACAATGTGTAGTGGACACCACGGGTCTGCCTCCCCACTTCAGCCAAATTCGTGTCAGTGATACCATGGACGTTAGCTCCGGTGCACTTTCTTTGCGAACGAAACAGTTGAACACGACGAAACTCCCAGACTGCCCTTCACAACAACAGATTGTTCCAACGATTTCAAGTATCGATGACTATACAAGAGCTTTCAAATACAACAACTACGATGTAAAGTCTTCGAAAATCGTGGACGTGAACAAGCTGGGGACATGTGGCTTATCGCGACAGCAAGAGTTTGTAAAAGAAGCCCAGGATATTTTGTATCAAGCGCACCTGTATCAGCCCGACGGCAACATGGTAAGAGAAGGATTGTCTCCCAAAACAGCCGCCGCCACGACAACGGCAGAAGGTCCGGGCAACAAGAATACCACGGCAGTGGGCGACACGGTCGATTCCATCAATTCCAATCTATTCAACCACGAACGACTACGTCACACCTTGACTGGGATTTCGAACACGGACCGCGATTTGAAGTCCAACATTGGGAATTATCATCATTTGTCGGAGATGATGAATGCCAATGACCGGTATGACCAGAATGGCAATATTTTAATGTATTTGCGCGATGATGTTCCACCGTCCTTGGCGCAATTGAATGCCAACGATAGTCAATTCTTGTCAAATCAACACACGATTCTGTTTTACACTGGTATCATTACAGCTGCCACGTTGATTGTTTTAGCCGTAACCATGGGAAGTGAGTAACTTTTTTCTTAGAATACAGTAGTCCATGTCCGCGCCCAGTCCGTCTCCTGCTCCGGCGCCTGCGCCTGCTCAGGCACCTGCTCCGGCGCCGAATTCGCCCGGAGAGTGTATTGCTCAGAACAACTATGGCAATTTTGACCTGTCGAGTGTATTTCATGTTCAAAATGACTACCTCTTCGATGTCACCACCAGCAATGCAACGGCAAACAATGCCCCCGAAATTGTGAGCTATGTCAGCGATGTGCAAAAAAAATTGGGCAATCTTTCCAACAAATTTAAAGATGCCAATTCTTCGAGTCAAGCAGTTTTGGCGCATCAACAAAAAATGTTGGATATTGTCAACGCGGAAAAGTCGCGACTCGAACAAAAAAAGCAACTTATTGACAATGCGGACATGCAACAGGAGCATGTCATGATGCTTAACAATACCTATCGCAAGCAATACACCGAGTACACGAAGATGGTCATTGTCGTAGTCATTTGTGTGTCGGCCTTTGTCGTTATTCGTATGTTGAACGATTCCATGATGGTTCCCGAATGGATTGCGGTACTTATGCACATCGTCAACATTGTGGTATGCATGATTGTTCTTACGGTGATTTGGGCGAATCTGAATGTGCGAAGTAAAATTGATTTTGAAAAGCTCGAATTGCCTCCTCCCAACACGGGACCTGCAGCGTCATCGTCGTCGGACTTGTCCAGTAACAGTTTACTTTCGGCGTTTCGTTTGCAATGTTATGGCGAAGATTGTTGCGATACGACATATGGTGTAGTGTGGAGTCCAACGCAACAACGGTGTATAACTGTGACCAAGGCCGCCCCTGCTCCGTCTGCTCCTGCTCCTGCTCCGGCTCCCCCGGCTCCGGCTCCGGCTCCGGCTCCAGCTCCAGCTCCAGCTCCCCCTCCAAGTGCAGCATTCGTGCAAGCACAAAATACGCAAGCGGCCTTGGGGATTTTCGGTAATCCAGGCGGTAATCCAGCGGATGGTTTTACCGTCCGAAACGAAATGTTGCCAACCCTTGCTGGCTCCTCCTCCTCCATGCAATCTTCTTCCCTGTTGCAGCCTTTGGATCCCTTTGAGCCCTATGGACGATGGAAGTAAACCAGCATGTCCAACGCTTTTTTTTTCTAACCATAGTTCAATGTCAGTTTTAGATTCTATACGATGGCAAAATGAAGTCCTCGCCAAAGAGCTTCAATCTGTTAGCAGTGAGTCTTCGACCGATGTCGCGCGTTTACGTTTTATTCACCAATCCGTGTCATTTTATTACTCCTTAAACTTTTACTTGTTCTTCGTCTACATTGTTTTCGGCCTCATCGCCATGTATATCATTTTTTTCAAACAACCCACGTGGTCACCCACCTTCAAGTTCTTTTGTTTATTGATGATTGCATTGTATCCTTTTTTAATTGGACCCATTGAGTACGCACTACGATTTTTAATTACATATTTGTACTCCCTCAGCATAGGAAAGGTACATGTAGACCCGTATTATGAAAATCAAAATGTATCCATAAGTAACATTTTTTCATTTTCAATGAACTAGACGAAGAAGAGTTTGCGGGGAGGTCTTCAGAATATAGGACAATTCACCCACCACAGAAAATGTTTTTTTAAATGCAAAAAAAACAAGTGTTTGCGCAAAAGCCCGAAGCGTGGCTAACCAAAAAACTTTTCAGGGATTTTGCCCTGGAAAGTTTCTTACCAAAAACAATCACAAATCAACCTGCCCGGGGTCGGAGCCGCTACATTTCGTCCATGGCATCGCCGTTGGTCCAGTCTCCCAAGTCTTCCTCGAGTGCATTTGCAGGATTGGCCACGGCATCAAACAGGATAAACTGACAATCGTGCCAACGATTGTTGTGAATCTTGCCATACTTTGACTCCATGAGTTCATGCAACACGCGTTTTTTGGGTGCCTTGCTGCCATCGCCATTTTCCTTGTACCACGATTCAAACTCGGTGTTGAGGTCCATTTTGCTAATGCTACGTCCAGCAGACTTGGCCACGCGGTCGTCCAAAAAGTTGCTGAAATGGTCTTCCCGTTGTTTGAAACGCTGCGTGGATTCCGTCACGGTGCGACAGGGGAGCACACGACCATGTGTCTGGAAGGCGCGTTCCACGAGCATGGCCAAAAACGTTTCGCGCCACACGGGAAAGCGTTCCATGAGAGACACATCGGCCAAGAAATGATACGGCTCCTCCGCCGTGGGCTGCGGATTGTCACTGAACTGGGACAAAAAGTCGACGACGCGCACACGACGCCACGTTCCCTTGTCGCGGGTTTTAATGGCCGGAAACTCGTTGCAACAGACGGCCACGCAGAATTGAGGCCGGAACGTTTCGTCATTTTTGAAGAGATTGCGTCCCGTCAAGGACTCGACGCCACTGACCAATTGTTTCATGGGGCCTTCGTAAATTACGTCGTTTTGGCCGGGTTCCTGCATCACTGCATACCGCGAGCCCTTTAAACAAATGATTTCGGGACTGGCTTGGCCAGGGGCACCGCGGGGACGGGTGATCAATCCCACATTGGCATCGACAAAGTATGAAGACCCGGCATCTACGCCGCCCAACGTCTGCTTCATCAATTCGGTCAAGATGGACTTGCCATTGGACCCCTTGCCAATGTAAAAATGAATCGTCTGGTTTATCGAAGGTTCTCCGATGAGGGTCGAGGCCAAATGGTTCCACATGTATTCACGCAAATCGTCCACGGGGAAAATCTTGGCCATGAAATCCTCAATTTCGGGAATCACTGCGGCATGTTTGGCATGGGTAATCGAGACATAGTTGATTTGCGTCGACTTGGTAATGTAATCCTCGGGGAGACCCGCGCGAAACGAATTCGTGTTGAAATCGACGACGCCATTGGCGCACCCCAACAGTTTGGGCGTATTGTCCAACCGATTCAGAAAATTGCGGTCCTTGAACAAATCCGCACACTCTTTCAAAATGTTGCGCTTGTCAGAGTTGGTTTTCAATCGGTCGACAATCTTGAATGCCGTTTCCATACGGTGATGACTGGCCTTGAACCGCGCATCCTCGGGTTCCATGGTGGACATGTAATTGTGCAGGTCGTGCACTTTTTTCTCAAACATGAGACGCAAATCCGTCGACATGCCGAGACGAAGCTCGTCGCCCGTGTCGATTTCGCGCCAGCGGTGTTCGTCAAATTTGAACCACATCTGCTTGCCAATGTCCGGGCACACGAAGAGGCCCTTGTACATTTGCAAGAGAATGTTGGCAATGTCAAAGTCGGACCCCCCTTTCGTCGGCGGTCGACGGACTCCCCCCGGCATCAACACCATCGAGTTGAGCGTCATGTCAATGAAATGTCCCACCGTGTTCTTGGCCACTTCGGCCGCCTGCTCCTTGTTGTCGTTGGTGGCCCAGTAAATGATGGACCGTTCCGTCAACCGACTCATGTCATTTGCCGAAAAGGTACGCCACTTGTCGCAAAACTCGGGCACCAACGAAAAGTTGAACTTGGCCGATTTGGAACTAAAGGCCAACCAAACAATGAGCATCGACTCGGACACGTTTTTCAGCGCCCATCCTACGCGAATCCACTTATCGTACGTGTCGTAATAGACGGCGGGCAAAATCATGGTGTACTGATACGTCTCGTGCAAGTGGTACTCGGTCGCCAGTAAATTGTCCAACAGCTTCTGGAGGGCAGTGTCCAGGGCCTCTTTGCTGCGGATGCGCGAAAAATCCGTCGTCAAGTGCGTAATCATGGCTCCGTTGCCGCCGCCTCCTGCCCCAGGGGGAGCCCCGCCCTGCTGCTGTTGCTGCTGTTGCTGCTGCGTCGCACGATTCTGCTGGCGTTGCTGCTGGGCCGTCACCATGGCCAAGAACGAGTCGCGCATAAACAGAGTCGCGTGCTTTGGTGAACGCACCGACAAGTGCAAAAATTTGTCAAAGTCGTGCTCAAAATCCAGGGGAACTTGAGGCGTCACCATGGGTTCGCCGTCATCGGGGTCGACCGTCACCTTGTACACCGTCGTGACACGGTACGTCTTGTGTTTCGGCTTGCAGGAACCGTAGAGTTGCCAGTTGGTATTGCCCGAGGTAATGGACAAGTCGTACGCATCGGACCAGGAATTGGTCATGCCGAGGTCTCCCCACTGTTCCTCGAGAATCGGAATCATCTTTTGACGTAGCATCATCTGGGCGGGATGGTCCATCTGCACGCCAAAGAGCAAATGAATTCCGTCCTTGGTCATGTTCTTGTCCGGCACCGGATTCGGCTTCTTCTTCAACATGACAAAGACGTAAAACTCGTCATCTTCGCTCAGCTGAAACACCACGTCCTTCATCATGGCCAAAAACTCGTACACCAAGTTTTGCACGTCGTCGTCCGTAAACACGCGTTGCACTTGTTCCAGGGGAAAATGCAAGTCCAAATCCACCACCAGAGGCGATTTCCCATTCGTCAACTGCTTCTCCGTAAGATGTTCGGCGGCGTCGGCGAGGACCACCTGACGATGGTACAATCGCATAAAGGTTTCCCATTTCTCGTCGGGAATCGAATATGACCCCCCGGGCACGCCTTCGCCGGCATTGGGAATGCGCGTGTGCGTGCTCGGTGCGGCTGTGGCTACGGCTCCTGCTGCTGCTGCTGCTGCACCTGCTGCCTGCCCCGGACTGTTGTTGGATTTACGAATCGAATGGGCCGCCAAAAACGTATTCAGTGTTTGTGGTGGCGGTTCCGTCGTCACCGCTCTCCGTTTTGCCGCAGGAAGTGACATAGGATGTGGCGTAGAGTCCCTCGACCGCGGGAATATATAGGAACCACATAAAAATTCAAACCGACAAAGACGTCGTCCAGTGCTCAGGCTCCGAAAGGACATATGCTCACCTCATAGACATTATTTTTAGCGGGGAACCCAAGTCTTCAGAATCGGCTGCCGATTTCTGGAATGGCGATTCTGGTGAACGGTGGACATAGCTGTTGCATTCATTTTTACATTGAAAACAAACGATTCATCTGTTCCGCTTCCATGTTGGGTGTGGAAGGAGGCAAAAACAATTGCGTCACCATCGCGTCGTCTCGAAAACGTATCGTGTACGTCTGTTGGATGTGAGTTCGGCCAATGCGTCCCATGGCCTGAATCGTCTTTTGGTACGTCATGTGTGTCAAATCCTTTCCCAAGAATCCATGGCAAAACTGATAATTCGTGCCGTAAATGTAGTCCGACGATGCCAAAATCACAAACAGACGCTGTTCCGTCGCCAAACGTTTCATGATTTCCACATACTTGGCCAGGTTCAGCGACCCAAACATGCCAATTCCCAACAACAACAAGAGTTTCATGTGGTCGGGCACATCCAAGGCCATAATCTCCCGCACCGATTCCGCATCCACCGATGGCACAAACGCGTCGGATTGTTGTGGATGGTTGGCATTCCACACGCGTTGATGCGGTACCGTGTTGGGAATGTACACATTGTCGAGGCACACATTGCGTATTTGCGACCGCATGTGTTCCATCTGTTCCAACAAACGGGTCATGTCCGAGGAATCGCGCGATTTGGACGACTTTTTGACCAGGCCTCCGCCACCACCACCACCACCGCCGCCTTTGGGTGCATCTGCATTTTGCTCCCGATTTGATTCCGCCATTTCCTTGTCTTCCATCAGCTTTTGCAACTCATCCATGCGGCGTTGAATCGACGAATTCTGGGCAATCTTTTCCGTCACGTGTTGGAATACGTGCATGGGAATGTTGGACTGTTGAATCAGGAACCGACCCACTTTTTCCACGTCTTCCGCCAAGAAAATGGTGGGACCGTCCGTCAAGGTGTGGGCATCCCGGGTGGTCAGTAAAATTCCATCCGTTACTGTAGCAGCAGCAGCCACATGTTGGAACACACTATGCTGCCGCGTCAACAATGTCGCCGATGATGCCGCCGCCGACGTTTCGGATGATGATGCTTTGCGTTGCAACAAGACCAAATAATACTCCTTGATGGAATGCATCGTGACGTCGCGCACGTGTTTGAAATACGAATCCACGTGCAATGCCGCATCATCCTTGTCCAAGGCGGTAGAATCAATAAAGCGCACAATCTCTCGCAAGTCCATATACCGCATCAGCTCCTTGTGTTGGAGACAGTGCTCCGTCGAAAGACCGAGTTTGTCGGGATTGTCATGGAACAGGGTGTGGGGCAAGACGGCCTGTCCCGACTTGTTCCACAGGGAAATCGATTTGGACGATTCAAAACTCTGAATCGTATGGTGCGCCGCCTGCGGAAACTTGCACTTGAAATCCTGAATGACATGGCCCACTTCGTTGGCGTTGGGCAAAGTCGCACAGGACAAGACCAGTTTGGATATTTTGTTTTCCTGCCAATTGCGTTGTATCTGGGCATGCAACGGATGCTCCGCATAATCCATGGTAATCGTGGGCTCGTCCCAGTAGGTGACCAAGTCCGCATCCCTGGTTTCGGACGGCTGGTCCTCTTTTTCTTCCTCGTCGTCGGGAGAAAAGGCCAGCATGTAGTGCATCGCCACCAGGTACGACTTGACATCACAAATCATCAACTCGACCTTGTCCCCCACCGCATTGTCCACTTTGCCAATACCCCCCGTTCGCTTGTTTCGCGTATACTCCGACGCCGCAAAATAGTGGAGACGAATGTCCGATGCCGTCTCACACCCAAAGGCCACGGCGACGCGTTTTTGCATCGTAATGGCCGATTTGGCCAAGGCCAGACCCACGTGCCTCGCCGCGCAAATGAAAATGACGCGATATCCCTCACACAATCCCAGCGGACTGAGTGTCTTGCCCGTGCCCGTAGGTGCCGTGTACAATACGAGTTTGGGATGGGCGTCCGTCGAAAACAATCGAAACAATTGTTTTTGATGCTCAAACAACGTCTTGTCGGCATACTTGAACAGATACGGATTTTGCTCGATGCATTCGTAGGCATGTCGCACCACGTGTTGGGGAGTCACAGGCACGGCATCCAATACGCATTGGACAAACTCGGTCACGACGGGATGGGCCGTCGGAATGTGCGCCTTTTGCAGCTCCATCAACGTATACACAAAAAACGTTGCCTCGCGGGACGACGCCTTGGCGAGGAGGGCCTGTTTGCAAAAGTCGAGCACCACAAACTCGTAAATGTGTGCGCGGTGCTCGTCAATCTTGCCGTCCATACTTTTCATCCGAATCAAGTCCTTGGTTTTTAGTTTGTTGTTGGAACCTCCCGACGACGACGACGTTGGACGCCACCTCAGCAGCAAGGTTTGGCGTTGTTGGACCAGGTCGGCAATCAACGGTTCCAGATACTGCGCATACAAGTGGTCCTGCATTTGCGGCGTCATCTCAATTTTACTCACCGTTGCCAGCGTGGGCGTGTCGTTACGACGTACGTGAACATTGTGGAATCCATCTTGCAACAGTTGCAAAATTTCCTTTTCCTTGTCCGGAACCGGCACCTCGACGGACGTCCATTCCGCCTTGGTCAACTTGGATTGCGTCAAATCCATGAAGTGTGTAACGAGGTGTTTCTTTTTCTAACAAAATTGTTTGCTTTAGCGGGGAACATCCGCAATATTCTTGCGTAAAACATTTTTTACTTGTTCGCGGCCGCTGAGGTCGATGCCACGGTAAGCACCAGCCATAATCAAGTCGAGTGCGCCGTTCAGCGCACCTTTCGAAACCTTGGATGCCAAAAATTCAACGACATTGGCGTGACCATGGATAGAGGCCAACTCCAAAGCCGTTCGGTCGCAGCTGTCACGCGTCTCCAAGTCCGGTACTTTGTCCCACAGGAACTGAACCACTGGGAGGTGTCCTGTCCGAGAAGCCAACATGAAAGCGTTTCTGCCGTCAATCTCACGTTCATGCAAGTCTACTCCTCCTCGGCCGAAAAGGATTTTGACCACGGGGAGGTATCCAAACCGTGAAGCCAGCATCAGAGCATTTCTGCCGGGTTTGTTTTTTGCCTTGATATCTGCCTCTGCGTTTATGAGCAAGGTGACCACATCTACATGCCCTTCTTGGCAAGCCATCAAGAATGGTGTCGATCCATTCTTCGAACGACAGTCCGTCAAACGATGTGCTTTCAAGACATCGTCTACGTCTACCACGAGACGCACATTCAGCAGACGTTGAACCGTTTCCGTCTGCCCGAAGTAAGCTGCATCACGTAGATACTCTCCCAGCTCTTCAAACGCGGCAGGGTCATTCCGCAGTTGAAGCAATCGACTCACTTCTTCGCGACGACTCACTTGGCTGGGGTGGACGCCTTCGCGAAAAGCCTTCATGAGCGTAGCAATGCGTCGCGCCTTGACCGAAGGCTCGAGACATGATGTCCCATCCTCTGCTTTCGTGCCGCATTCGTCTAGATACTTCGTGTGAAGGAACACCCCTTTCGCAATCAACAGTTGGGCAATTTCGAGTTGGTCCCAGCGAATTGCGAGTTCCAGTGGTGTGCACAGGATTGGGTTTTCCCTTTTTCCCACATAATGCTCCCCTTTTGTCTGCGTGTTTGCGCCTTTTTCCAAAAGCATGGATGCTACTTGCAAATTGCCGACTATGATGGCCCTATGAAGTGCGGGCTTCCCGTCCACGATGGCGTTTAGGTCAGCGCCTTGAGTCACCAACGTTGTAGCCGCGTCCAGGTCGTTGTCGTTGCACGCCTGGGCAAGCAGACTGTCCAGTTGTTGTTGTTGCTGTTGCTGTTGTTGTAGTTGCTGTTGAGGCAGATCTTCTATTTCGCGTTTACACCTTTTTTTCTGTTGTGGCCCCATCGCTCGCGTTTTTGCGCGCTTGTAGCAACGAATCTCAGTTCTCTCGGTATATACTAGCGGAGAACCCAGGTTCCCCTCCTCTTCAGAATCGCTTCGCGATTCCAGACTCCAGGAAGGTTGATTCCTGACTGTTTTTTAGACTAGAAATTCACCAGCAGGACAAATGCCCGGAAAATTCCCTGGAATGTGTTTTGGCGATTCTGATGACCGGTGGACATAGCTGGTGTATACGTGTAGAAGACACCCTTGCGTTGCGTATCAAGGATTGGATTCGACGGGTCAAAACGTGGTGTAAATGGTGGGGAAGAATCTTGCTACTAGGGTCGCGACTCTAACCCTAACGTGAACGTCGACGCCGGTACGAACGCCGTTTCTTCTTCTTCCCCCCACCTTGCCTCTTCTCTCTTCCGTCCTCATCTGCTTCTTTTTCGTCGACTGCTGGCATGTCGTTCGTCTTCGCTTCTTCTTCTTTTTCTTCTGTTGCCGGCGGGGGCGGTTGTTGGATTCCCGCATTCAGCGAGTCCGAAACAACGTCACTCACTCGATTGGCCTGCTCCGCCACCACTTCCTGTGCTTGGTCAACCATGTTGGTGGCCTGCTGGAGCCCCGCCTGAGTGGCATCATAGGCTCGAGTGCCCAACGCCTGCAATTCGTCCTGAAACGTCGCATGTACAAACACGGCGGTGGCAATGGTCACCAACCCAAATGTAGCAATCGGTATGCCGAAATAACCCGTGTTCACCTGATACTCCAGAAACGGACTGTCTTGGACACTGTCGGCTAAATCTTGAAGCCATTGCACGATGGACATTCTCGCCGCGACGTTTTTTTTTAATCTATACTTACATCAGTGATATTTCTTTATGTTGATGCGCCAACGATTCAAATTTCGCGCGGTAAGCTCGTTTTGCACGTTTCTCCTCATCGGGGTTCTTCTTTGCGTTGCAGTTCTTGCATCCACATCCCTCATCGAAGGACTCGGCATCGACCAAACGGTGTATTCCTCCAATGCGAAACGCCTGAAAGATAAGAAGAAGGCGTATGCTTATTTAGACTCGGTAAATGCCAATGTCAATGCCTCCAAAATCGTCGGACCCAATGTCATCGACGCTACACATCCACAATCACGCGGGTATGGAACTGAAAGTCAACGTTTGCTCGACGATATTCAAGCCATGACGAAGGCTGGTGCGCAACAACCCGAAGATATTCCTGCCTATGGAGACACGGATGACGTGAATTCCTTGTCGAAATATACGTGGACGAGCCGTGGCAGACAACCATACGCAAAAGCCAGGTTTCCGAGTGTTGGATTTCCAGGAGACCCGTTTCAAAAGAAGAGAATCTTTAGTGACCGTGGTCGCATGGGACAAAGCCCGAGCGATTTTTGCCAACTCATCAATCAATGTGACCGCGGTCGCCTGGAACAAAGCCCGAGCGATTTTTGCCAACTCATCAATCTGTT